AAAGCTGTGGTAGATCAAGTTCTAGCCGACACAACAACAGGTAGCGTAGTTAACACAGAGAAGGCTGTACAGAAAGCCTTAGCCGCCGCAGGTATGCCGCGCACTGCGCTTACGCGAAACGAAAAACTAGCAGTGAAAAATAAAGTAGCGGAGTTTAAGCAGGCTAACAGGCCCACGGCTTTTGCCCCCGGCACCGCTAACGAAGAACAGTTTGTTGTGCCAGCCGCAGAACTTAGAGAAGCACCCAAAGGCACTACACCGTTAAGAGCCGCGGCCCTTACTCCTGAAGCTATAGGAGAGCCATTAACAACGCCGGAAAGGAAAGCTAATGCTAATGTTGAAGGACTTGACCCAGCAGCAAGTAGAACTGGCCCTGCGGGTGATCGACCAAGCGGTGCAGACGGAGGAGATGGGGGAATTAGTGATCCCACACAGCTTAGAGCATCTGACGACGGAAGAATGGGATCAGCTCTGCCTAGTGATGGAGTCACTGGTGACAGAACAGCAACAAGCCGTAATTCACTAGGTGGTAAAGCAACCCCGAAAGGTGCCAAACGTGGACCTATCCCTGCGGGTATAAAAAGCGTTAAGCGGGCAAAAGCTAAAGAGCCTGAAGCAAAACAAGTTGCACGTCTGTACGAAGAAGAAACGCCCGCGGTGGTCAAAGAAGCGTTCGGCGGCAAGCAAGAAGCCCCAACAACGAACCCACTGAGCAATGCAGACAACAAGAAAATAAAAGACAAATTGTTGGCAGGGTTCAGTAAGAGCGACAAGAGCAAGAAAGAAGTTGCGCCTGTTGTTGCGTATTTACGTGCGTACCCGAACCCGTTTGATGGGCTTAGTATGGCCCTGTATGACAATATACATGGTGAACCCCTAGCTACGAACGAAGGAACCAATGACCCTGTAGCACGGGCAGCGGTAGAAGCTCGGCAGTTTATGGGCGGCGTTCCAGCTAAAAAAGGACAAGTATCACCTGCAAACAGGGCGATTGCGTGGGCGCGAGTCAACTTGAGCAAAGAGGCTAACGAAAAACTAGATCGTCGCGCCAAAGAGATACAGCTAAACCAAGTCCGTACTGTAGTGTTTGAGGGTGGACCTGATCGTGTCATGGATGCCTACGATAAAGGCATACTGCAAGATCGTAAAAGTTTAGAAGCGGCCATAGTAGGCGGTTACGCTGACCCGAAAGAGTTGGTTAAAGATTACCCTGACTTGTACCCAAACATTGCCGCAGTGCGCGAAGCTATGGATGACCCTTCATTTGGTCGTATGGCTTTGGATTTAGGTGCAGTAGTCGGACTAGATATTCCTATGAACCCTTCCGTAATAGAGGCGGTCGAAAAAGGTGACTTGGGCGATGTGCTATCAAATGTGGCGCGTACGAATCCTGTAAGGCAAATCCGCGCGTTAGCTAGGAAGTTTGCTTCTATAGCAGGTGACACAAAGCTAGTAGTGAAGAAAAATCTAAAGGCTGAAGATGGCAGGCCCGTTGCAGGATTGTTTGATCCAAAGACAAACACGATAACGCTTGACGCGGACACTGGTATCAACACGCACACCATAATGCACGAGATGTCCCACGCAGGGATGTCGGCGTCACTAGCTGACCCCAAGAGTGCGTTCGCTCGAGACCTAAAGAAACTGTTTAAAGACCTAGAAGGTTATCTGGGCAGTGCGTACGGCGCACAAAACGTAGACGAGTTCTTGTCCGAGGCGCAGTCAAACGCAGAGTTCCGTTCTGACCTAGCCAGTATAAACATCAAGGGTGAACAAGTTACTGCGTTGCAACGGTTCCGCAATATCGTCAATAATTATCTAAGCAACATTCTGCCGTCTGTGTTCAAGTCGCGCAATATAACTGCCTTGCAGGAAGTAGACGCTCTTGTGGATGGTCTGTTAGCTCCTGCGCCGCAGTACCGTAACGCTAACCAGATGGCGATGATGACCACGGCAGATGGCGTCAAGAAGTTTGCAAAAGAAACAATACAAGCCACACAGAAATCCATAAACGCGGAGAGCCGTCAGCAGTACGGGTACAACGCTCGTGACTTCTTAACGGAAGGATTCTCTAAGAAAGCTAAAAACTTGTTGATGAAGTTGGCAGGTCTGCAAGGGCTTGGAGACATAGCAGAATCAATCGGGTTTGGCAAAATGGGCCACGATTTGGACAAGTTAGTAGCCGATCAGCGTGGCGAAATACAAACTGCCAACGTAATAATTAAAGATAAGATTGGTAAAATATTAATCAAGCTAAACAAAGGTACACCCGAAGTTGCGCAGAAACGTAAAGAAGCCTTGGACCGTTTGATCTACGATACCGAGTACGGCGCAACGATCTACCAAGTAGACCCAACGAAACCACAGGGTACATACATCAACAAAGATGGTAGCCCTCGCATAGACAACGATGGTAACGACCTGTTGAAAGTTTGGAAGGCGCAACGTGCTGACTGGAAGGCTATGGGTAAAGAAGGGCAAGAAGCCTTTAATGACATGCGAGCCGTGTACAAAGATCAGTACGAGAAACTCCGTGACGTTGTTTTAAAACAAATTGACGAGTTGGTGCAGAACCCCGAAGACTCTGCCAAACTCAAAAAAGATATATTTGCCAAGCTATTCGACTCTAGTAACTTAGACGTTTACTTCCCACTTATGCGTGAGGGTGAGTACGTGCTACGTTATGAGGCTACGAACCCGAAGTCTTCCCGAGAAGCTACTGTGGTACAGACTTTTATTACATCCGCAGAACGTGAGGACGCGGCAAAACAATTTAGAGCGAACAAAGACTACAAGAATGTAGAGATTGTTGACGAAGTAAGCGCGAATACATTCAAGGGTACTGGCATAGACCCGAGCTTTGCGTACGACACCTTAAATATCCTAGACAAAAACAATGTAGATAAGGACGTAAAAGACCAGATACTAAAGTTGTTCCTAAACTCGCTGCCTGAGACATCGTTCGCTAAGTCATTGCAGAAACGTAAGGGAACCCCGGGGTACATGCAGGACTCTGTGTACGCTCTCAAGACAAAGGGTTACAGCCTTGCGAGCCAAACGACTAAGCTAAAATATGGCGCTTTGCTACGGCAATATGAACAACAGCTAAGAGAGTTCCAACAGTTAGATATACCAGAAGCCAAGAGTTTTGTTGGCAAAAGGGCTAAAAACCTTACCGCTGCGTTTGAAGATGTACGCGCAGAACTACTAGACCGCGCAAAATTTGCTCGCGTAGGTGCAGACAAGAAAAACCTAGAGGAAGTGGCACGTAGACTGAACCAAACCGCGTTCATCTACACTATTGGTTTCAACGCATCGTCTGCACTGGTCAACCTATCGCAAATTCCTTTATTTGTTGCGCCGTTCTTGGGCGGTAAGCACGGGTACACTAAAACGTATAAAGCCATCAAAGCTGCTTATGGTAACACATTACTTGGTGGTAAACGTGGCGGGAACATAAACTCTATACTAGACTTCTACGATATATCCGACCAAGGTAACTTCACCCTGAAGAAGGGCCTAAAACTACCTGAAGGCAAAGACGTAGAGCTTCGTAACATGGAAGCCTTGGTGCAAACAGCGTCAAAACGTGGCCTTCTTGGTCAAGGGTTCCTAGCAGAAGCTATGGGTTTAAACGAGGCAAGCCGCATCAAAAAGAGTGGTGCAGTCGGCAATGCTATGGATAACGCATCTGTTCTATCCGCTTGGTTGTTTAACCATGCAGAGCAACTGAACCGCCAAGTAACCCTGATGGCCTCGTTTAATCTGGCGTTAGACAGCATAACAAAAGGCAAGGTTAACAACCCTAGCGCCGCACAAATAGAAGAAGCCGTGCAAATGGCTATCTATGATACGCAACAAACAAACGGTGGTACGTTCCTAGAAACTGCTCCGAGTATCGCACGAGAAGGCATAGGCCGCGTTGCGTTTATGTACAAAAGCTACGGCCTACAGATGTACTACACCATGCTAAAGACCGCCAAGACTGCGTTCGACAGCGACAAAGGTAAGTTATTTGGGCCTGATGGGTCACCCGAACGTAAAGCCGCATGGAAACAACTTATCGGTATGCACGGCACAGCGTTGTTCTTCGCAGGTGTGCAGGGACTTCCATTGTACGGCGCGGTAAAACTGATCGCTAACCTATTCTTCTTGGATGACGAAGAGGAAGATTGGGATACAATCGTACGTCAGCACATAGGCGAAGGTTGGTACAAAGGCGCGATAACTCAGTTTGCGGGTATTGACGTTGCAAGTCGTATGGCCCTTACAGGATTGTTAATCCAAGAAAACAGGTTCAACAATGATCCGTCCCTAGAAGAAACTATAGGGTTCTACGCAGGTGGCCCAGCTCTAAGTGTAGCTAACCGTCTGTATCGTGGTGGTTCTGACTTACTGTCTTCCGAGGGAGATATAGAACGGGGCATAGAAAACATTCTACCCGCAGGTGTAGCTAATGCGTATAAGGCCACGTTTGGTAGGTACGCAGATCAGGGCGGTATATACACAAGACGCAACGATCCTATCTACGATGATATGACGGGTGGTGAATTGGTGGCGCAAGCCTTTGGTTTCCCCCCAACAGAATACACATTCCGCCAAGAACAGAACGGTATTTCCAAACGTATCGACATTGCTGTAGGTAAGCGGCGTTCAGCGTTGCACAAGAAATTGTACGTGGCGCAGACTATGGGTGACTTTAGTGCGGAGATGGAAATCTACGACGAGATTGACAAATTCAATGCCCGTCACCCAGAAGCGGAGATCAACACTAAATCTATAGAACGCTCGTTGAAGCAACACGCAAAGACTTCTGCGGAAATGTACAACGGCGTAACTCTTAGCCCACTCTACCGTGACGCTCTGGAGATGATCCGCGAAGGGTATAAACAATAAAAAATCCCCCGCACAAAGGCGGGGGTACAGGAGGAGAACGACAAGTATATTCGAGCTTGTCATGCGTAACCTATCACACAGTTCTCCAAATGCGAACCCCAAACATACGGTTTTCAATTCGGACCCTGATCTCTACACCCCAGTTTTTGCGTTGCGCTATAGCAAGAAGCTGTTGCCGTGCTTTAATATTATTTACGCAAGGTACAAAAACAGATGCCCCGACGACCATATTGTCCCAATCGACTATAATTTTGACCCCATCTGGAGCTACATCATCAAAGCTCAGTGGTTTCTGGTACACCGCTAAACCCCTCTAGTTTTACTGATAACACCCAGATAGGCGGGAGGTTAAAGTTAGTGCCCTTGCTCAAGCGCATTTTTACCTTCTTACCACTCATTTCTTTCTGCATACCTTCAACGGCACTAGTGTAATCTAACTTCTGGTCACCAAGCCACGTCTTAAATACCTTTGGCACGATGTAGAGCATATGCGTATCTGTCTCATAACGTGCTACAAACATACCCCTTGGGTTTTGTTCGGGTATAACCATAGTGGGTGAAACACCTTCAGCGTTATGGGCTGTCTCGGTACTTTTAATTTTGAGGATACTACCCCAATACTCTGTAGCGAACTCTGTTACCAAAGTCTGAACAGATGAAGTGCTGTCGTCCACAAACGCTTTGGTTCGCCGCAGTTGTCCCGCCACCCACTTAAATAACTTCTTCATGTCATAGTTTATTATGCCTGCACGTTTTGCGGCTAATGCCCCTGCCAGTATTGCGGAACAGCCCCCAGACCAGAAACGGTTTCTCTGGTCCAACCCTGCGGCTTTGTCTAGCTCCACCTTGATACGTTCGTAATCTGCCGTAATCGCTTCCTTATTTGCTATGACATACTGCACGTACTCTGGCCCGAAGTGACCGTAGTTGTCTTGAATGTCTGCGAACAGTTTAGCTGACACAAGTGGATCGACATTTACCATATCCATTTCGTCTACACGTAGCTCCAACAGGCGTTGCATCTCGGCTTTAGTATCGCCCTTCGCCATAGCCATCTGCGCGTACATACTGACGTTACCGGAAGAGACAGCTATAAGACGCCAAGGTCTACCCCTAACACGTTCTATGTTACCCCCACCTGCCATCCGGTTCTTTTGCTTTCCTTCAGATAGTTGGTACGCGTAGTTAGAAGCCGCTTTGCCCAACACGTTCGTCATCTCGTCCGTGTTTAGTAGTAGGTTGTGCATGACTTCGGCCACGTTCATACGGGAGTTTGGTGTATCGCCCTGCGTACCCGTCAAGCCACTTGGGTCACCCCATATGGAAGTACCCGTGAACATAGCAGTTGTTTTACCACCACCCGTGGAACCGAACAGATGTATACCTAGACTGTATAAACCTGTTAAGGGCATGAGGATCGTGCCAAACCCTGCGCATACGGTAAGTTGTTGTAGCTCCATACCGTCTTGGTCGTAGAAATCTAATATTTCTTTGTTGCGCTCTCGGGTGCCCGTAGGTTTAAACTTGCTTATATACCCTGATGTTTTACTGGACGGTGGGTTATACTCCACGCCATTGGCAGTAATCAGTTGGTCACCTAGTACGAACTCCTGCATCTTCTTGTCGTCAACCCACCCGAACTGTTGGTGTGCTTCACTGGCCGTAGTGGTCTGTTGTAATTCTCTAATCCATGCCGCTGTATAAGTCATAAGTTTGTCTATGTCCTTTCCAAGAGTTACTACGCCTTGCATAGACATATTTTTACGGAACTCTTCCCTTGAGGTGACAGCCGCCAAAGGCACGATAAACTCTCGTACTCCGTCTCGCGGCAAGTGCAGTGCGAACGCTATAACTTCCCCTAGCTCTACATCATGTAGTCTACGGGTAACGTAAAAGTCGTCAGGGTATATACAAACTTCTTCGGGGTCACCGTCTGCGTCAGTGCTACGCAGGTACACTCCACCGTACTGCCCCCTAAAGTAGGGCGTTGGTAGTGCAGGTATGGTTACTTGTTTCGTGCTCTCCCCGTCTGGTTCCTCCACCACATTGTCTTCTAGCGTGGCTTCCTTAACCTCTTTGGTTAACTGTGCAGGGGTAGTAATCTTGCCTTTGTTTGGACAACCATCACAACCATCGGGGTTTAACCGTTCTATGGTGCTACAGAAATGTGGACCGCCTGTGTCCTCCATCTTACGTAGTGTGTCTTGTACATTATAATCTTCATGCTTCGCGGACATTATGTGCGCGGCTTCGGCACCGTCCTCACATACGTTAGCTATGGACAACCCTGCCCTCCACAGGTCGTGTGACACGTCACCTTGGTTGCCAATTATGTATTTTATCTGGTCACAGCCCGTACCGTTTTTAGTTTTCAACAACAGGCGTCTGAAGCTACCTTTGTAGTTCTGGTACATAGCATCTTTAAACGCACTAACCGCGGACGCCTCGCGTCTCTTGGGTACTGGTATCGGGGTATCCCCTAGCAACACCGCGAACTTATCAAAGTCTACCGTGGTTGGGTCTTCGATCCCGTAAAAGTCTACAGGTAGAGGCTCGTCGTATTTATAATTGTGGGTACTTGGTACGCGCAACACACCCGCGGCGTCAGATGTACGAGATGGGTCAGCGTCAAACCCTTGATCTGCACATAACCTCTTTAGTCGTTCAGCGACAGGCCACCAATCTTCTCGGCACACAGGCTCGGTCAGTATCCAATATACATGGACACCGCGTCCAGAGTTAATAAGTGTAGGTGTCGGGAGTTCGTTATTCTCACAGAACGTACGTAGCGCCTCAATAGCCACCGCCTGAGACGGGAACTCTTTGTTTGGCCCACAGTCTAAGTCCAAGAAGAAAGACTTCATCCACTGCATGTTGTTAGCTACGCGAGACCCTGCATCGAAGAACGTACCTAGTGCAAAGAAGGCGTTCCAACCATTGCTGTCCAGATCACGCGCGGCCTGTAACACCTCGTCAGTAGACGAGTAGAATTTCTGTTTAATCTGTTCGTTTGGTTTGACGCCCTTCAAGGCCCACACACAGTAGTACCCCTCGTGCGCCAACACCAAATCTAAAAATCTTTTATTTTTCATTGTTACCACTCATACCATAAGAGTAACCACGACTACCGAAATAGCCGTGGATTTATACTTAATCATCGTCGAACATGCTGTCCACAATATCGTTCAAGTCACCCTTGGATGCAGGAGCCGCCGCTTTACTAGCAGTCTTTTTTACTGGCTCCGCCTCAAACATGTCATCACTGTCTTCTGCAACAGCGGGTTTCGCGGCCAAAACATTATTTGTTTTAGGAGTTGCCGCAAAGGGATTAGGGTCTTCCATAACGAACCCACCGTCCACTGCACCAAACGGATTAGAGCGTTCCATCGGTACATACTTGACTACCTGCACAGCTTTCAGCCGCAAAGATACGCCTTGTTTACCACCAAAGTCATAGGGGATAAGTTGCACAGCTACGTTGACGGTACTGCCAGTAGTTAGCTGAAAGTCTGCCGCTAACGTGTTACCCTGCGAATCGTACTGGGCTGGTGTGTCCGTGACCTGCCCGTTGTACGCGCCTTTTAAACTAGACTTGTGCGTGATGGAGCCGTTGTCGTCTTTAACGAATGGGTTGGCTAACGCCTCTGCCCACTTGTCTTCGCGGTTTGCAACGTAGCAATCGCTCATGGTTTTAAACAGCGCCTTGGCTGTAGGGTTGTCCATACGGAACTGGATAGAAAACTCCGCGTTAACTTCCCGTGGACCGCAAGGCATACTGCGGTTGGCCTTTTTATCAAACGCGTACGTCTGATCTATGCGAGGCCATAGGGCTTCAACGCCCTCAATGATATATGATTCTGCCAATGTCGTTCTCCTTTGTTGGCTATACGTCTGTGTCTGCGTCGAAGTTAAACTCCAACTGTTCTTCTACAGGCTCATTTCTAATCTCGGCCTGCTCTGCTTCTTTTACCTTGCCTGTTAAGGACTCGGTTACGGAAGTCTTGTTAAAACGGTAGGTATTACCGATTTTAATATACGTGGATTTAGGGATGTGACCCTGCCGTACCCACGCACGGATAGTGGAAATGGATACTGCGAAATGCTTCGCCAAATCCTCTATTGGTACAAATGGTTCTGCCATTATTTTTTCCTTACTGATATAACGTATTCGGTGTCTATGTTCATACCCTTCGGCAGAACATCTGGATTTTCCTCCAAGAACTGTTTTACGTTGGTCTGGTTCAACCGTTTGTCTAAGAACTCAGGTACATCATGCTCTTTTATAAAGCCGTACATCTGTTCCCAATCACTTGTCCAATACTTGGTTTTAGTAGACCTAAAAAACAAACCCTCGGAGGTTCTAACACTCTCGACATTGTGGTTTTCACAGTAGTCCAGTAGTGCGTTCTTCAAGATTTCCTGTTGGCGCACCAACACTCCATCCTCTTCTTTAAACCGTGCGGATATTTCTGCTCTTTTAGCCCTTAGTTTTATGTAGGCTTTTGTCAGCTTATCCGCAGGGATGTCGGAATTATCCGTCATTTGCGTTCTCCTCTAGTAACGAGAATTATACTCTAGTGGTATAAAATACCCTAGTCAAGTATTTCTTTGTATAAGTCTATCATTTTTGTGTGTACGTCTATTCTGTTATCTAACAGTGAGTAAACACGCTTTTCCACAGCAGAGCCTTGCAACTGCACAACCGTACTTGGGTGCTTCTGCCCTGTCCTGTGGACCCTTGCGTTGGCCTGTAGGTACGTCTCTAGTGAAGGTGTCGGCCCCCACCACACCACAGTATTAGCGGCTGTTAACGTAACACCGTGCGCCGCGGACTGCGGTTGGATTACTAACACCCTAGGATCAGGGGTAGTTTGGAACCGTTTAAATATATCCGTGCGCTTCGACACTGGCACGTCACCACGTATTACTTCGGTGGTAACCCCGTCACTACGCAACTTGTCAGTCAATATGTCAATGGTGTGTTTAAACGGTACGAACACCAAAACCTTTTGACTGCTCTCGTCTATAACTTCTTTTAACACTTTATATCGGTGCTTTATGTCAAACTCTAAGGTATCGCCCTCGTCGGTATATACGGCCCCTGCGGATATTTGCAGTAGCTTGTTCATCATAACAGCGGCGTTAATCCCAGTGATCTCGTCGTCACCCACAGTCATTGTCATACTCTTCTT